CTATTTGCTGTTAGCTCCGCGTGCTCCTATCCACCACTTGATAAAAAGGACCTCTGCGCCACGCGGTCCCATATATGCGAGCGCCGCGATAAGCCCTGTCGACACGGGCTGACCGACGTTTAACCACCCAGCTAGCCCCTCGCCGACCATTGCCATACCGATTGCGATTGGCAACTCCCACAACAACTCCGGACCGAGCGGCCGGCGGCGGGCGCGTCGAACTTCTTGGCCATGCCACATGGCCCGCCCTAGGATGGCCCCGATGATGGTCGTGCCCGCGCCACCGAACCAGGCGGTCAGAACTTCTGCCAATGTTGAAATCTTCTCAGACATCCCCTTCCTTCCTTCTGTTATCCGTCCGCAAAACCGCAGCCGCTTTGTCCTCGGTCACGTCCCGTCGCCTTGAAGTGCATTGATGGTGTTTGCCTTGGCGGCATTGAGGGCGCCACAATCGACTAAGGCCTTTCTGTCCTGGCCCCAAAGCCGGTATTCCTTTTCGCGATCCGCGCCGACCGGGATGAAGACCGGCCCGGTGCAACTGGCCATGATGCCGGCCGAGACGGTCGCTTTGCGCTCAGCGGTCGGTTGCGCCGATGGCGTTGAGAGCGTTTCGCACCCGCTCAGGGATAGCAACGCCGGCATCAGGGCAAGCAGCCCCAGCAGCAGCACTCGGTTTCGCATTCGTCGTTTTCCTTTCATCGTCCAGCGCTGCTTCCAGTCCGGCAACCTGCCCCACATGGGCGGCCATGGTGGTGACCAAGGCCGCGTCAGCGGCATCGATCTGCTTCTGTTGCTCTGCGATCTTGGCGAGCTGCTCAGCATTTGCCTTCTTTTGCGCTTCTGCCCATTGTTGGCGGATCTCGACACGGCCGGCCTCTTTCAATGATGAAGCCCAACGATGCACGGCAAAGCCGACGATGAGTACGGCGGCAATCAGGGCAATACCCCGCCAATCGATCTTTTCGCGGAGTGTCTTAAGCGCCGTCCAGGCGGCCAGGGCGAGGCCGATCATTGGCAGTCCCCCTCGGCGGCCTGGCCGCGACACAAACCGCGATCAATGGGCGGCTGCGGCCTGACCATACCGACCGGCCCATCGCGCCAGGTGTTGATCAGGATCTTGGCGAGGCCGAGCAAGCCGACGATCTTCAGGGACACCGCCTCGCTGAAGAATGGCGTCCAGTCAAACAGAGCCAGCGCCGGAATCGCGGCAATCAACGTGTTGATGATATTGTGCAGAAGATTTGTGTTCATGCTGCCCCCAGCAGTACCGCCTGGAAGGCCTTGGCATAGTCGGCAACATCGGCCGCCCGTTCTTTGCCATTGATGATGAGGCGCGCTCCGAGCCAATCGGCTTTCGCCCCAACGAAGAAATGCGCCAGCTTGGCCCCCGTAAACAGCCCCTCGCTCATGCCGGTGAACATGACCTTCAGCGCGATATCATCACGCATTGCCAGAGTGGGATTGGCAACCAGGTCGACACCGATGGCATTCCCGAGCTTGCTGTAATTGCTCTTGTGCGTAAGCTGCACATAGCCACGTCCCAGCCAGCTTTTGCCGTCCGCGCCAATCCGCCAATATGGCGTCTTCACCCAGCGCAACGAGCCTTTTGCAAAAGACCGGTCGAGGATGGCAATCGCCTGTTCATCAGTCGCCGCCCGCGTTTCCCGCACAGGCTGCATGGTCTGCGCCGTCTCGTGAAATGCCGTTGCCAGCATATAGGCCAGCCAGCGCAGATCCGTCATGTTACCGGCCTGCCAGGCATCGAGCATGGAACTCATGCCATTGACCTGATTTTGCGTCAACGCGCCGCCGAACAACGACGAGCGCACCGCCGCGAAGAATTTCGCGCGATCCATAATGATTGATCCTGTTTTGGTAGAATTGTCTAATCTAGATGAGAACAAACGCGGAACGCACACAGTCAATACGCGTGGCTGCGCACTCCGTGCGTTCACCAAATGTCAGCACTTAGTTACCGCTAGGAGCGAGAAGCTTGACGAATGTCAGTTTAAATCGGCCGACTTATCTTTCATATCTGGCCCGCCCCATGGGTACGGGTGCGACAGTTTTTGATACCTGCTGTCGGACGGACTGCTGCCCCCCAGCCTCCCGTCGTTCGATGTTGATTTGCCCCTCACGGACCACCCGGCTAAGTTTCAACGATCTCTTTCATAGGGCACGGCTTAAAACCCAGAGGCCCAAAGCCAGAGGCTATCTAACTGCTCACCTGAAATGCCGAGCAACGTTGCAATGTCGTCAACAGCCGGGTTGGAACGTTCAAAGCTCACGCTCTCTGTGACCTCAATGCGCAGATCCGCAGCGGCCTGTTTGTCGTCCATGGCATCGACCAGCGCCAACACATCGGTCTTACTGACATCGATGCGGGATGCAGCCAGCCAGAACTGACGTGGCGTCAGCGTAGGCATCACAGGTTTGACGGCTGGCGGCTGGTATTCGATTACAATCCCGTGGATCAGCTTTCGCGAGGAGGGAAAGCTTAACATCTCGCTTCGCTGCGCTTGTGAGATTTCCACCGCCTCGACCGGTATCAGGCAATCGGGATTATCCCGATGGCTGACAACCTCACCAGCATCGTCATAGATCGGGAGTATCCGGCTGCCATGTATAGCCTCGTCATAGAACGCTTTCGCAAAGCCATCGCTGTCAACTATCGCGTAGATCGCCATATCAATCCCCTATCGCTATCCAATGAACCAAAGTGCCGAGGTGGCCGGTTAGCGCGCCACCCGCCGATAGAACCCGTGAGCGGATATCAAACCCGTTCTTGGTGAGCTGCGAGACAGTGATCGAAAGAGCGTTCGCTGCCGGCATGATGTTGTCGGCTACCGGTGCCACCGCCCAACATGCCGATGTGAAGGCAACCGGGAGCGGCTGGTAATAGTCGCTGTAGTTGCTGTTTGTGGATGATCCCCACTGGATCAACGGACCGCCGGGTATCCGTTGATAGCCAGTCGCCGCCATCTGTCGCCCCGATCCAAAATCCGACCAGATCCGGCCGATGTCGACATAATCGACTTGCCCCCGCAGCGAGGTGTTATCCCAGCCCAAGAAGATTTTGTTGACACCTTGCCCTGTTCCACCACCCTGCTGGACTGGGGTAAATCCGAGATTGGCCTGAGCTCCTAGCTTGGCTCGCCTGGCAGCAGGATCGGCCTCAACGTAAGCATTCGTCCAAAGGGCGCCCATGGGCGTGGCATCGACCTGTGCCAACAATCCAGAGCCATCGTTGGCCCAACCGAGCCTGACCAGGTTGGGGCCTTGGCCAGTTCCTCCGCTCTGTTGAACAGCGCCTAACGTTGCGCGCGCGGTCGCTGCATCTGCATCATCGAGCAGCGACCGCGCGAAGGACGTTAGGGTCGTTAGCCCCATTTGCCCCGACCCGGTGAAATAGCTGAGCCGGTTCGCAACACCCTGTAAGCCGCCAAGCGCTTCGAGATTGCCAGAGTTGCCCAGAAGGTCGATCAGCTGCCGGGCCTGGGCCGAGATCCGCGAGCCATCGCCCTGGTAGCGCAGCCGATAGCCCATGCCATTCAGCGTTCCGCCCCGCCAAGGCTGGGCCAGCGTCAGCGCTGTGTCGCTGGTGACCGATCCGACGATCCCGAAGTATCCATCCGCAAACAGCAGATCCCCTTCGGCAAAGCCGGCCGTGGACCAAGCCGTGCCGGAGCCAGTGACGGCGGTTGCCCCTGCGGCAATTGAGATTGTGCCTGCCGTGTAATCACTGCGTAACGTCATCGGGTGCCTCATGCTCATTTGTGGCAGTCAAAGCCTTCAGCTCGGCTTGCAGTTGGTCGCGCTCGGCGGTGATCTCGGCCAGTGTTTGGGCGAGCGCCAGATTACGTTGCTTCAGAAACTCAGCCTGGGCAGACAGCTCGCGATAGGCGACATCAGGATGGATGTTCATGGTCATGAAGAGCCTTTTGGTCGGAATGGAAGACATGGAAAGACGGGCCGGGCTCATGGCAATGCTACCCCGAACACGTAGTAACGAAGACCAATAATCGGAGAGACGTCGTTGACGGTCTCGGTGCGCACCCCGCCGCCGCTTTGATTGTAATAGGCGACGTAAAGCGGATTGCCCCGGAAGGTGTAGAAGGTGGCACCGGTATCGCTGTACTGGACATAGCTACTGTCGCCGGTGAAGACCGGTGAACTCCAGCTATCGTTATAGGTCCGGTATTGGCCAAGCCGAGGCGGGCGCACAAACTTGGTGGTGTTGATGGCAAGCGAGCCACCTTCGACCGTGCCAGAGCCATGGACCGTGCACCATTTGATGAAGGTGAACATGCCACTGGCATTGTAGTTGATTGTGTTGACCTGGCCGCCAGTGGTGATCGGAAGATAGCCTTCCTTGACGATCTGAAGAGCAGGCCAGCGGCTATCGATGACGATATCGCCAAAGCCAGGCGATGCCCCTGCCCCGGGTCTCAGGAATTGCACGACTTGCTGGCCGTTCTGATCGAACTGACGCAGCACGTTGTTTGCGCCGCTGGTCGTGCTGGCCGGTGCCTCGGCAAAGACCATGAGCCGCGCCCGGCAAGCTCCGTTTGGATTGGCAAATTCGACAGTGTTGCCATTTGCCCGGAAGGTCGCGCCAAACGGTCCCCTGTTCGGATGGCAGGGAAAATAGATCGGCTGGCCAGATGCATAGAAATGGCATTCGATGATCGTGTCGACCGGCAACGGCATGCCACAGTCGAAATAGCTCGTTCCGTTCGGCACCAGGATATCGGCGGCAGCAATCACCTTGGCCGGGATCTGGGAGGAACTGAAGGCCAGCTGACTACCGCTTGCCGTGTTCACATCAAAGCCGGGCTTGCTGACGCGCAGATCCGTCGAACCAATGATGATCTGCGGCTGGCCTGAGACTGTCGCCTGTGGGCTGCCATTCTGGATCGCCGTCTCATCGCCCGGCAGTTGCCAGACGATCAGTTTGTCGGTGCCCGATAGCCAGATTGAGCTTTCCGTGGGCTTGATGGTCGCTCCAAAATACCCGGAAAAGCTATAGGTGGCGTTGGCCGCCACCCAGCCCATCAGGTATGTCCCGCCATCGCCAAGCTTCCAGACCTGTGTGCGGTCATTGCTCCCGAAATACATCTCCAGGATCTGCATATGAGTATAGAAGCCATTGGCATTAACGCGCTTGCGGTCAAACAGCGGCAGGTCATAGAGCAGGCCGGGAAAATAGGACTTCTTATAGATGTCCTGGTAGCCGCCATCGCCATTGCCCGAACTCCACCAGGTCCAGGAGGACGCCGAGGGATAGTAGCCGCGTGGCGTGGTGCCGCTTGCCCCGGTGCGGATGCCATTGACCTTACAGTCTGCGGCCCATTTAGACGAATAGTAGAACTTCGATATCTCGGCATCCGAGGTGGTCGCCGGGTCGAAACTGCCCTTGGTAATCTTGATGCAGGCTGTGCCGGTGTAATCGAGACCGATCAAAGTTTTGGTCATGACGATATCACAATCGTGCCAGAATTTAGAGAAATGGCCATTTTACCGTTCGAGCTGCGGATCTCGCCGGCCGTGACGATCCCGATATTGGCGACATTCATGCGCACAGCATTGCCATCGACCACGAACGGGTTGTTGAGATTGCCGCCGGCCACCACCACGAACTGGCCGGCCTCGACCACAAAGCGGCTGGGCAGGCTGGCGTCGTTTGGGACATCGAGATACCAGGCCGCACTGCGCCAGTTGCCATTGCCGCCCTGCCTTGCCTCGGCACCAATGCGAGCATAGCCAGTCGGGCCGCCCATCGCCGTCATGCGAAAGTTTGCCGAGGCGACATCGCCCGAGGCACTGGCTGCCGAGAGCGAGGTCAGGGCGTTGGCGACCGCCGCGACGTTGCCGTTGGTGGTGTTGACGCTGGCCTGGAGCGTAGAAACCGCGCTGGACGTGTTCTGCAGCCCAGTCTTGGTGTCGGTCAGGGACGCGGTCAGCGTGTCGACACGGTTTGAGATCGCCACATCAGTTGCCGCAAGCGCATTAATCCGAGAGGTAAAGCCCGCTGTAACGCTGTTAAAGCTGGCTGTCAGTGTCTCCACCCGGCTTGCCGTCGCCGCATTGGCCGAGGCGACCACATCAACGGCAAGGCTCCAGTCCGCCGTTACGCCATCGGCAACCACCCTGATCTGCTGGCGCAATTGCTGGCGGGCGTATGCGTTGCCGAGATCGAGACCAGCAATGCGCGCGTCCAGCTCTTCCAGTGTCGATTGCACATTGCGTAGGCCGGAGCCGATCCAGTCCTGATAGTTGGCGAGATCGTCACCCAACCCAGAAAGACCGATCGTACCATCGTAAGGATCGAAATCCACACCAGCCAGAAACCGCACATCGGGCGTCAGCACATCGATCCAGTCGCCCCATTCCGTGGCGCGGTTGGAATAGGGCACGAACCGGCCCTGCGCCTGGTAGAGCGTTGCCGGCAGGAAGGTGCCGTTCAACACCCATTCGAACGGCGCGGCATAGGCCGTGGCGCTGCTATCGAACACGACCATCTTGCTCGCCTTCAGGCGAACCCGCACCCAGACGTTTGCAACGTCATCCTGACCGGGATCGCAGCTCACCTTGATCGACGGCCGCCGTGCCTTGCCATTGGCGTCGTAGATCGTCGCCGGCAGCGCCTGCCAACCGTACATCGGTTGCGTTGCCGCCAGACCAGACGACACACTGCCGGTCACCGGAGACCGATAATCTGTGCCGGTATTCCAGCTGTAGTCAGCCGGATCGACTTCCGTCAGATCCAGCACGGCATCGAGGTTCGGCTGGTCGAGAACGCCGTCGACCCGAAACCGCTTTTCCTGATAGCCGTTGCGGTTGCTGGACCATGCGATGATATCGCCCGGCTCCAACTGCCAGAACATCGGCGGCATCGAGAAGGTGTGACGGCGAGCGCGGCGGGCTTCCTTCAGCGCCGCCTGCATCAGGCGCTGCACCTGTTCGGCATAGGGCACAAAATCCAGGCTGACATCCGACAGCAGACGCCGGTTGCCGTCTTCCACCTCATAATCGCTGTTATAGATCGGCGGCGCTTCCGCCATGTTCCAGGCGTCGTCCTGCGAAGGATAAGAGGCGGAGATGCCGTTGACCGTGTCAGACAGGCCGAAGAACGGGGTAAAGCTCTGCTCTTCCGTCGATAGAATATCGGCATCGATGAAGGTCATGACAGGTTCGTCAGACACGCCGATGAAGGGCTTGTAGGTGCCGCCGATTTCTGCCAGCCGACCATTGCAGGCTGTCAGCATGGCTTGCGCCGCGTCCTGGATGGCGGCACTCACCTGCACCTCGGCACCCGAACGATAGATCGGCTCCAGGCCATCCTTGCCCTGGATCAGGGTGCGACATTTGCCGATCTGGGCAATCCAGTGACCAGACGGCAAGCGTCGATCAGTGACGGTCTGCAAGCCATAAAGCCATTGGCCATTCCAGCGGATACCGCGCATCAGGTTATAGAGCTGCACGACAGGCAACCGGTCGCCATCGCCGCCCCAGGTCGAGGCGTCGCTCCAGCGCTGATTGCCATTGCCACCGACAGAACTATCCTTCGACGGATCGTAAAGCCGCATGCCGTCAAGCACGAACTTGAAGGACGGAAAGCCGGAAAACAGTTCCTGGTTCACACGCGAGGTGGCAATGACATAGGCAACGCCATGCCCGACGCGGGTATTCTCGTACGGACGTGCCGCCGACGAGACGCGGTTGACCAGGAAGCTATCCGCTTGCGTCTGCTTACCGTCATAGAACTTTAGCCACAGGTAATCGGTCGTACCTTTGCGATAATCGAGAACCGGCCAGCCGTATTCGGCATGCGGATGATCGAAATCGATCTCACAGGCCACACCATTGACGACCGCGACCAGCAGCGATTTGATCGGCGCATCGGCCACGGCAATGACCTGGGTGACATAGGCGTTCGGTGTCTTGCCCGCATTGCCCCAGGTATTAGCATAGACAAGGGAGCCGGCCGTTGCCGTCATCCCAAAGATGATCGAGCGCGGCACGGTGCCACCGGACTGCAATTGTCCATTGACGGCAAAGCTTGCGGTCGAGGCCTTGTTTTTACCAGCGACGGCGGACGCCAGATAGTTCAAGCCGACACCAACGGCGGCCTTCAACAGCGTCGAGCCAATGACACCGAGACCGCCGATAAAGGACGAGACCGCGCCAATAGCCGACGCCACGCCGCTGACAATGGCGGCGATGCCCGAAAAGATAGCCATGAAGGAGGACCCCTTAGAGAGGTTTGATAAAATGCGTCTCGGCCGGCGCATAGCCGCGCCTGATGTAAAGCCTGGACACATCATTGGTGGCGAGCGTCGCCATACCGATGGCGACACAGCCAATGGATTTTGCCCAAGCCTCATAGGCATCGAGCATGACAAGGGCAGATCGCCCGCGCGCCGATGGTGCGATAAACCACACCGTTTCCTTGGCCATCAGGCCAGCGCCGAACGGATGATTGAAGGCTGAGGCGAGCAGCAGTCCGCAGACAATGCCGTCGCGCTCCAGCAGCAGCGCGCAAGCGGCCGGGCTTTCCAAATGGAGCCGGTAGAGCGCATCGGCCCGGGCAGCCTCGAACCGGAAGCTATAGCCCGCCGCCGCATGGCTTTGCCGCAAGAGATCGATCACAGCAAAGCGGTCGGCTGAGGTGCCGGGCCTAACCATTCTTGGCCAGCGCGTTTTTGAGGAAATCCGCCATGCTGGTTGCCTTCGTCGTGGCGATCTTGCCGTTAGTCTGCCCCCAGAACAGCTCCCAATCACCGACGACCGCTGCATCCTGGTAGAAATTGTCGTCGGAGTCGCGAAGCTTCTGGCTGGCATCGGAGCGCGTGTCAGGATTCGAGCGAGTGATTTCCTGCATATGCGAGGCACAGGAAAGCGTAACCGCGCCGGCATCATTCTCGGCGGGCGTCTTGATCTCTATCGTGTCGACAAAGCCCAGGAACCGCAGTTCGGCTGGCGAGACCAGCTTGCGGGTCTGCGGCGAAAACAGGCCGCGATAGATTTCCACGCGGGCCTGCTTGCAATCATAGAGCCGCACGGCCTCGGCCACCATCTCGTCAATCTGGGACATTGTGATGGTGACGCTTTGCGCCTCCAGCGTCGATACCAGCGGGATTTCCGTGATGCTGATCAGGGTGCCGGAGCCGTAGAACTGCCTGGTGTCGGCATTGCCCGTGTCAGGATGCACGACCTCGGCCGAGACATTGCCGACATCGGACCAGAAGCCGACAGCAGCCGGGTTGCGGGTTGAGCGGTCGCGCGCGATGATCCAGAGAAAATCGCGCGCCACCAATTGCCGCGCCGCAAGCGCGTTGGTGATCGCAGAGGGAAGCAAGCGCATCAGCGCACCTCGATAGCCTGAAATGAAAGGAAGCCGCGCCCGCTGGACACATCGGCTTCGGAGGAAATCGACCCCGGCACAATCATCATTGTGCAGGATGGCCGGATCAGCGTGACAGCCGATCCGGCAGCAGTGCCCGGCCACAGATGCGGCCGAAGCTCGAACGGCCCGGCAATGCCGGCCGCATTGGCAATGACAGGCTCGACCACGCGGTAAAGCCCGCTGCCTGATATCTGGATCATATCGCCGAGCGAGACTACATAGCCGGCACCAAGACCTGACAGTGTCACGCTCTTATTGTCGGCGCCGATGGCAGAAAGTGACGCGCCGCTCTCAGGAACCGGTTTTCCGGCCGGATAGGCTATCGGCCGGGTACGCGACAGGCTATAGCCCCGGAAATACTGCAACCCGCCTTCCAGCGCCTCGATCCGGGCACGCCAGGCGTCGAGTTCGTTCGGTTTGAGCTGCTTAGTCTGATAGGCCGCCGACCACAGCGGCGACCCGAGATCCTTGATGTAGGTGACGCCACCTGCGGTGCGCGATTGCTCTTGGCGAAACAGCGGCTCGAACTTGGTCGACCAGCCCGGAAAATCCGCGAGCAGGTCAAGGGGATAGGTGATGGTCATATTTTTACCCCCCTCGCCCTGGCATCGCGCACCGCTGTGATAATCTGGGCTGGCAATGTCTTCTGCAGCTTTGCCATGGCCTGCTCTTGCCGCGCCACCGCCTCGACAGAGGCGCCTCGATTGTCGATCACCGGATTGATGCTGACCTGGACTGCACTGGCTTTGCTGGCCGCAACTCTGGACAGATCAGGCATGCGCGGCACGTTTGGTCCGACATAGCCGCCGCTGGCATAGCCCTTCAAACGCTTGCGCATGGCATCAAGCGCAGCCGGGCCACCGGCCTTGCGAACGGCATCCTGGTCGAAGACATATTCGCCCTTATGGACCACGCCAGCAGGCTCATACTTGCCCCCTGCCCCGGTATAGCCGCCGGACGCAAACCCAATGCTTTTAAAGACATTGGTCAGCCAGCCGCCGCTGCTAGTCGCGGACGATCCGCCGAACAGGCCATCAAAGGCACTGTTCAACGCCAGCTCGCCAAGCTTTTTGAGAACACCGGACAGCGCATCGCTAAAGCTTTCGGCTCCCGTGATGACATCGGAGAAGGCCGATTTGGCGGTATCGTAAAACTCTTGCGCAGCCTGCTGCGACCGCTGCTGGGCGTCCTCGACCTTGCGCAGGATATCGGCCTGCTCGGCATAGGCTTCAGACGTCCCTTTTATCTTGGCGATCTGGTCGGGCGTGAGCTCGACCGTGCGCCAGTTCTCATCATTGTTGCGTCGCGCCTCTTCTCGAACATCCTGGAGGGCTTGCTGTTCGAGGTCGAGCGCCATGCGACGCGCCTCCTGCTCACGGTAGGATTTCCCGACGACTGACTGTTCTTCGACCAGTGCCGCCGTGCGATCCCGGATCGACTGGATATCCATATCCAGCCGGTCGTCTGCCGTCGCCCTCGGCACCTTGGTCTTTTTGCCGGAATCGGAGCGCTTACTATCCGCCGCGACATTGGCCTTTGCCAGGGCGCGGATCTGATCTTCGGGCAGATAGGCGCCGTTCTTTTGCAGATCCGCCTTGATCCTGGCGATCTCTTTCTCGACAGCGAGCTGATCCTTCGACAGCGTGTTTTGCCGCTGGGCTTCATCGGCATAGGCCTTGCCAAGCCGCAGCATCTCTTCGCCCTGCTGGCGAGACTGCGCATATTGACCATAGCCGGCCACGACCTTGGGATCTGTTGTCGAAACATCGCCAAGCTGCTTTTGTAGCAATGCGGTTGCCGCCACCGCTTCCTTCAGCTTATCGAGCAGCGGCGCCAGCTGATCGGCCAGCTTCTGGAATTTGGGGTTGGAATTGGCCAAGGCGTAGAGTGCATCGCTGGCGCTGGCCGCGCTGACCTTGCCCTCCTTTAGACCGTCACGTAGATCCGATAGCGACTTGAGTTGATCGTCGGTAATCAGCCGGCGCGGGGCATTGTCGATGATCTGGGTGAAGAGATCGACGACGGCGGCCTTGGCCGCATCGATCTGGGCTTTGCCCTCTTCGACGCCACCCGACAGCGCGTTGCGTGTGCGTTCGCTGATCGAATTAGCAGCCCCTTCCACGCTGGTCGCGGTTGCCTTGGCGCTTTCCTGCACCGTGGCGAGCGCCTGGGCATAGGTCTTGGCCGCTTGACTGGCTTCAGCTGATGACGACGAGAACAACGCCAGAGCGCCAACGACAGTGCCGCCGATGATCAGGCCAAGCGGACCCGCCGCCGCACCGATGCCACTGATGGCCGTAGCAATGCCGGCCATGGAGGATGCCGCCCGCAATGCTGCAATCAGACGCGTGACCGCCGTTGTCGCCAAGCCAAGATTGGCAATCATGAGGGCGATGGACCGGCCGACGAGAGCCGCCGCGATGACAGAAGCGAGCTTCAGCACGACATCTGCAGTCTGCTCGAAGTTATCGGCCAAGGCGTTCAATCCAACCACCAGGCGCTGTGATGCGCCGAGACCTTCGTCGGTTTGACCGATGAATTTGGTGAAGGCGTTGCTGACCTTCGTGACGCCCTGCTCTATAGTCTGGGTCGCATTGGCGGCCATGCCTTGGATGGTCGGCAGCCCCTTCAGGAACGACTGGAAAAAGTCCCGGTTGGACACCTTGCCGTCATTCACCAACTGCTTCAGCTTGCTGACAGAGCCACCGGCCGCATCCAGTCCATTGGCAACCGCAATCAGGATCGGCCGCGCCCCTTCGTTGACCGAGTTAAACTCTTCTGCCTGGACGCGGGTGGAGCCCAGCAACTGGCCGAGCTGGGTCAGCGCGCCCTGCGCTTCCGTGGCAGACTTGCCTTCGATCTTCAGCGCCGTGCCGACGCCATCGGTGAATTTGAGAAGATCCGCCTGCGAAGCCCCCAGCGCATCGCCGGATTGTGCCGCCTTGCCGAACAAATCGGCCATGGCACCGATCGGTGCGGCATTGCGCTGGGCAGAGTTATAGATCTGGTCGAGAACTGCGACCTGGCTGACGCCGACCACACCGGCCAAGGCTAGGCTGTTCTTCGCACTCGTCCAGGCATCGGCATAGTGAATAACGGAATCCACCGTCAGCGCCGCCGAGATTCCGGCCAGCGGGGCGATCAGTCCGCGCGCCATCGACGTGCCGAGTGCTGAGAACCGGCCATCCATCTGCTTCAGACGGTTCTCGATGGCGCGAGCCTGTGAACTGGTCACACTCGCAGCCTTCTGCATCTCGCGCTGATAGCCTTTAATGTCGGCCGAAAGCTGCACAACGAGCTTTTCGAGATCGGTTGCCATAAGTGCCTCAATGTGTTGAGAGATCAGCGGTTGATGAATTCCCAGAGATCATCACGCTCTCTCTCCGACAGCGCGTTTTCCTCCTCCGGCACATTGGCCTTCATCCAGCCGTCTACCGCCGCGAAGAACTGGAACATGGACATGGCGCGGACGGCTTGTGGGCTAAACCCCATGGCCGCGCCATTGCCGTAGATGGCGGCAAATCTCAACTTTCCGTTGGGAAGGTCGTCGAGGGCATCGCCCCCTCCTGATTTGCCGCGTCTTCCTCCCCCGGCTTTTCATCCGGGGCACCGATGATACCGGCCGTGAGGATGGCTTGCGCGAACAGCAGGTTTTCGGCGGGCGGGCGGGCCTCGACCCATATGCGTACCAGGCCGAGCGCCTCGACCGGCGTCTTGCCGCCGCCGATCAGGCCGAAGCGGATCACATGGGCTATATCGCCCACGCGCCAGGTGCTGGTCTGGAGACGGTCGAGGATCACGTAAGGCCCGGCATCGCAGGCCTCTTGCAATCCTTCCAGCTCACCCCAACCGAGGCGGAAGGTGTAATCACCATCCGCCCAAGGCATCATCAGCTCGGCATTCCTCATTTCGGGGTGACCACGCGGACCATCTTGCCGTCGCTTTGCATCGAGATGCTGGCGGTGGCGCGCTTGCCATTGTCGCCGGCACTTTCAAACTTCTCGACATGCATGTGGCCGGTCCAGGTGATGGTTTTGGCGGGAAACTCCCATTCAACCTTGACCGGGATGCTGTCGATGTTTTCCCAGGCATCAAGCCAGGTTTCGACACTCTCCTGCGCCAACACGCCCTCGCCTGAGATCGACATGGACAGCGACGACGCATCGCGGCCGACCCAATCGACGGCATCAGGATCATCGCAGTCGGGAATCTGGCTTTCTTCCAGCCCCTTGTCGAGCGAGACCGAGCGCTGCGTAAAGCCGCAGGGCGAGGAATAAACGATAGGGGTGGCGGTATTACCGAGGAGAACACGGATTTTCCCGCCACGGATGGTGGTTGCTTGCGCCATGATGGCCTCCAGATGTTGAGAGAATGTCAGTGGTTTTCGATGCCGGCGCGGAAAGTCAGCGCAATATGCGTGGTCAATCCGTCCGGGTCGCGCAGATCGCGCCGGCTATCCAGTTCGAGAAAGGTGAGCGCGTTGTCAGTAAGGGACAGCGTGTCGCCGGACAGTGCCTTAACGACTGCCTTGGCGATCCGCCGCCCCTCGGCAAATCCCGGATCTTCCGACCAGACGCTGAGTTGAATGACCAGGTCGGAAAGGTCCAGCCCATCGGCATCTTCAGGCAGTTCCTGGGTGGGGCCGAAAGAAACGTAAGGCAGGGTGACCCCTTGCGGCACCCGGTCATAGACGCGGCCGGCAATCAATGCCGTCACATCAGGATCGGATTTCAGGGCGGTGACGATGGCCACCTGCAATTCGTGGGCAGCGTCTTCGCTCATGAGGCCGCCACCTTTCTGGCAGCCGTGCGAACCGCCTTTCGCACCGCCCGCCTGGCCGACTTTCTGCTGGCGCGCCAGGACACGTAGAAGAACGGCCGCGCATTGGTGCCGGGGTTTTCCGATCCGGCAAACTTGCCGCCGTTCTTATGGGGTGCCGTGCCATATTCCACCCAGCGGGCATAATAAGCCTCGGTGCTGCCGGCATAGATCGTGATCGAAAGATCATTGCCCATCTGGGATTTCACGGCCGCAACGATCCCAGCCCCTTTCGGCACCTTGCCCCAGGTCCAGCCGATGCTATCGCGAAGCGTACCGTCTTCGACCGCGACCAGGCTCTTCATCATGGCAACGACGCCATCGGCCGCCGCTTCCATCCCGGCCTTGATTTCTGCCTTGGCCATGTCTGGCAAGCGCTTCAGCTTCCTGTCCAGTTTGACGAGATTGAGGATCTTGCTCATCCGGCCACCCCGCCGCTCTGGCAGAGGAAGTCGATCCAGCGTCGGTCGCTGTCGGTCCATTCGCCGGCAGTCACGTCTCGGATATTAAAGAGGCGCTCTGTATCGAGGTCACGAATGCGCCAGTCAGTTTCGACATCCCGCGCCTCAATGCAATCGCGCACAAAGATCACCTGCGAATGCTCGCCTTGCAGCCGATCCGCCATGACAGTCTCACCACCGCGAAGATGGACAAAGCCGGCACGGCACCTGTAGCGTTCGATCCAGGAGGCAACGGTGACGCCATCGCCCCGGTCGACCTCTTCGCGCTGCTCAAAGACAATCCGGCGCTTCAGGTCACCCGTCGATCTCTTCCGCGCCATCGGCTTCTCCCTCGATTCGGCGTGGCGGCTTGGGCAGCGCCACCGCCTTGCCGGCCGCCACGGCCCAGTCGCCGCAGCGTTTTGGCACGGTCATTTCCATGCCGGCCTGGTAAGCGATCGTCGTCGCGCGGGTGGATTTGAAGTCAAAGGCTTCCAAGAACCGCACCCGCATCACGCACCTCGCCGCCAATTGACCAGCAACCGGTCGAAGTCGGTCACCGCATCCGCCGCGCCGTTTTCCGGGCGTCCGTAAATCTCAGCCACGCGCATAATGATGCCGAGGCGAAGATCGAATGGCAGCTCGACAAAGCCGACCTCATAGGTGACGGTCACAGGCGCGCCGCGATGCGCCAGCGGCCAGAATCGGACCGGAACCAGACCGAACGTCAGCCCATCGGATTTGAGCCGATACAGCGAGGGATCGAGAACAATTTCCCCACCATCTTGCGATGTATAGGTGATTACCGGCTTACTTCCCGGTTTCACCGGCCCATCCGGCAAGCGCTCCAGATCGGCCCAGCCATCGCATTGCGCGACAAGGGTTTTCGGAAAGACCGACAGATTACAGGTCTGCTCGACAACAGCGACGACTTCCTCAAGCATCATGTGCAGGATCGCGTCATCATGAGCCGTGTCGATGCCGCAGCGCTCTTTGACGGTCTGGACGGAAACCGGCAGATCGGCCGCTTTCGCTGTGACTGTCGCGCCATACCAGCTCATGCGCGGCCGTCCGGCACGGGCCTGGTTGCCGCTGCCAGCGCTGCGACAATCTTGGCATGGCGGTTGCGCAACATCATGTGTTCGGCGCGCAGCTTGGCAAGCTCGTCGCCCTCAGGGTCGATCACAAGCTCGGCAAGCCCGGCTTCGATTAGCCGACGCGCGTCCGGGATCTCGTAACGGTCGGTTACGTCGCCCTTGTTCAAAACAAAGTCGGTTCCGGCAACGCCGGTCAGCATTTTGATTTTCATGGGATCCTCTCCATCTGGAAACAGGCCGGCGCTCAGTGCGCCGGCCGTTGCCGTGGCCGCTCAGGCAGCGGTCTTCATCGCTTTGATGGCGTTGGAATCGCCGAGCTCACCGTCGAAGCGGATCAGGCCGGCAATGCCGACCTTCGGCCAGAAGCGCTCGCGCAGCACGCCGATCACGGGCGAGCCGACCTTGCGGACATAGTATTTGGAGAAGTCACCAAACAGCGCGATACGCTTGTCAGCCTCGATATCATCCATATGCTGGTTGATTGAATAGGCCCGGCCGTTGAAGCTGGCGGGTGCGCCCTTCTGCACATCGCCCTGCTGCCAGAGATAATTGCCGTTGCCGTCCTTCAGCTTGCGCGTTGCCTTCAGGAAATTGTCGTGGAACATGTAACGGCATTTTGGTGAGCCACGATAGGCAGGGTCGACCGAATGCTCCAGGTCCAGGATATCGTCGAACGTGAAGGCATTCTTGGCCGCCGTGGTGTGACCGAGACCGGCGGCATTGACCACGCCATTCGGCTGGTTCTGGCCTGTCCCCAAGGTCAGCTTGCGATTGCCGATCCGCCCAAGCCGTTCGCCGATCATGCCGCCAAGCAGGCTTTCCATGTTGAACAGCGAATCCGCGTCCAATTCAAACGACCATTTGATAAAGGGCGTGGCGTAGACATAGGCGTTGAGCACCTTCTGCCCGAACTCGACATCGCCGCTGCCGTCTTCTAGGAGATCGGCGGCTTCGGCCAGCGGATCGGCCTCATTGTCGGTATCGTCAACGGTCGGCACCAGCATCTCATTGCCCTTGGAGGTCGAGATGACCGTGCAGATGGCTTCGTCGTAGAGCGGCCCCCAGGCCTTCATCGCCTGGATGATGGTGGCCTCCAGTTCGACCGGCACGGTATAGCCACCGGCAACGGCGCTTGAGGTCACCTGGTCGCGGGTCTCGAAACTGGCAAGGCCGCGCTGAAGGACCGAGCGCTCTTCGGATGATAGATCGGCAGGGCTGACGCCGCAGACCACTTTGGCAAAAACGCTGCGATATTCGACCTTGCCGGCTTCCGGCAGATCTTCCCCGCGTGTTTCCGGCGTATCACGCAGCGGGCGTTGTTTGGCGCGGCGCTCTTCATCCCGCTTTTCCAGCTCGAGCAGCTTTTCTTCGCGCTCCAGAATGCCCTGCAGCCGGTCATATTCGGCCATCGCTTTGTCATGGGCGCTTTCCAGTTCCTTGGACCGGACCTCGTCTGTGTCAGGCGTGATCGCCTCCAGCCGTTCGCGGGCCTCGCTTACGAGACGCGCCTGCTTTTCACGCAATTCTTTGAGTTTCTGCGACATAATCATGCTCCTGATGGTGGGGAAAGTTGGGACGCGGGCCTTATGAGCGCCGCGTCAGGTCGAGGCCGATCTTCATGCGCAGGCGTGTGATCAGCCCATGAGAACGGGTTTCGGTTCCACGAGCGCTTGCGAGCGACCGTAGGGCGATGGAGGTGCCGGCATAGGCCGGGATGGAAACAATGGAGACCTCGAACAGGTTGAGGTCGGTAAGAGTCCGGCGCGGCATGGCGCGGGAAAAATCCCATTCCTCGCCAATAGCCTCGAACCCGAAAGACATGCCCGACACGTCGCCACGGGCAATCAAGGTGCGGACATCGCGCCCGACCGTCGTGTCGGGCAGGTCGATTTCGACGGCGAGGCCCTTGGCATCTTCCGATATCCGCAGCGTGCCGGCCCGGTTGCGTCCCAGCACATGTGCCGTGTCATGGTCATAAAAGGCCCTGATATCGTCGGATCGCAGCGAGCGGGCAAAGGCGCCCGGCGCAATGCACTCTTCGAACACACCGGCGATGGTGGTGACATCGCCAAAATTGGCGGCGTAGCCGGCCACTGTCATGCGCTCGCCATCGGCCCGGCTCTCAACCGGCAGCACCAACGAGCGGCGCTCACGCTCACCCGGTTTCGGTTTCGGGGTCTGTGTCGCTGTCATCACTCACCTGTTTTTGATTGTCGTCGGGGGGTGCGTCATCCAGCGGCGGGCCGCCGTTGTGGCCGATGGCGCTGCTGGTGCCGATGGCAACGGTCGCGCCCTGGATATACAGCCGGTCGGCGGCCGGGTTCGGATCGCGCGGCCGGCCCTCGATCTCCCGGCCCTCGTTCGGGGTGAGCAGCGCCGAGTTGACGCCGGTCGCCAAGGCCTCAAGCCGGCTCTTGAAGTCGCCGCGCATCAGGCCGTCGAGGTTATGACGGACATAACGGCGGGTGTTCATGCGCCCAAAAATCTTGAGGTTCATTTCCCCTTCGAGCGCCGTCGCCCATTGGCTGACGAGATGCTTGACCAGATAGAGGTCGTTCTGCTCGACATTGGAGAAGGTCGCTCGGCTCAAGTCCTGGAGGAAGTTCGGCGGGATCTGATAGGCACGGGCAATCTCTTGCACCTGGTAGAGCCGCGCCTCGGTCATCTGCCCCTTGGCCGGATCGTAGCCGACTTGGGTCAGCTTATAGCCAGGAGGTAGATGAATGACCGGCAGATTGTCCTTTTGTGCTTGCCGGACGGCCCGATGAATGTCTTCTCGCGCCCGCTGCATCGCCTTGCCGCCGGCCGGCATTGGTCCCTCCAGTGCCAAGGGCGGCACGCCGCCACCGGCAAAGAAGTTCGAGGCATAGTCGTTCATGGCCAGCGCCAGCTGGATCGCCTTTTCCGCCATGGCAATCGGCCCGCGATGCTGGACCAGATTGCGCTTCAGCATATAGGGAATGTCGATGACATCGGTGGCTGGATACTCCCGGCCCTCGAAGCTGTAAAACAGCCGGCCGCCGCGACGGCGGATCGAACAACTGCCGGGATCAATCGGCCAGAGCGCCTCGACACCGGCCCCCTTGCGCTCGATCCAGGCAAGGCCCCGTCCGCCGGTAAACACCTGTTCCCAGAAGAAGCGCCGGAACTTGGACGTATCCATTTCCTCGTTCGGGTTTTCTTCGAGCACCACGGCAAGCTTGCCGCCAAGCCGTTCCGGCCCCTGATCCGTCGTCTTGTAGACATGCAGCGGCAAGGTCGCCAACGTCCGCGACAGGAAGGACACCGCCGCCTGGACCGCCGGCACCTTCAGCGCCGTTTCGATACTGACGGTCAGCAACGCGCCGCCGCCGAGCCCGAAGAACTCCATAAAATTGTCAGCGCTCACAGGCACGGTTTCGCTTTCGAGCGACGTTGAACGCCGCTCGGCCTTGCCCTTCTTGGAAGCCATCGGGCCACCCCTTTATCAGTTCATGGAAAAATCCGGGTCATCCCAGGGGGATGCCTCTGGCGCGCGGACACGACACATGGCCATGCCCATCGACATGGCGAGAGACACCATGCCGTCGATGCGGCCAAAGGCATGTTCCTTGTCGAACATCCGGTGACCGGTGCGGTTTTCTGCAAAGACGGTGCTGGCAGCGCAGCTGTCCAGCATCGGGTTTGGGTCGATCTCGATACGCGCCTCATAAAGCGCGTGTTCGAGCTTGTTGATGCTATGCGGCATCCAGAGGTAAATTTCCTGCTCGCCATCGGGCGCATCAGGATCGCGCTCCAGCACACGGCGCTGGAAGCCTTGCGGGTGGATGGTCAACGGCAGGGAAACACCCTGATCGTCCAGATGCTCGGACAATTGCTCCAGGCCATACTGGTCGGCCCCGATCTCAATCGGCTCGAACCGTGCGCAGATCTCGGCCAGTGCCGAGGCCAGCCAGGGATATTTGAGCCGCTGGCCGGGCACTGCTTCAATAAAGCCCTGGTCGCGCCAGAGATCATAGGGCGCCTGGTCAGTGCTGGCCCGATCATCCAGCGTATCGGCCGGCGTCCAGAACCAGGTCTTTGACGCGAACCGCTCGGCATCCTTTGTGCCGTCGAGAACCCAGATCAGAGTCAGCGCGGTAAAGTCGCGGGTGCGTGACAGATCGAGACCGCCATAGCAGGGAAAGCCCTGTTCGATCAGCCAGTCGAGATCCAGAACCTTCTGGCAGGCCATCCAGGCTTCACGCTTGATCGCCGCATTGACCGATTGCGTCCATTCGCAAAAATGCAGGCGAGCGATGCCGTTGCGCTTTCCCGGCATCATCCGCGCCTGATCGACCACGCCTTTCAGATATTCCGTGGTGATCGTGACATCGAGGAGCGGGTTTGCCTTCACCCAGCAGGACGGATCATTCTCCCAATCGTCGCCCTCATCCAGCGAACAGACAAAGGCGAAGGTCGTATCGTCCTGGATGATACCGGCCGCGACGTTGACGGCATGCTGATGCTCTTCCCAACAGATCGATTTGCGGTCGGAACCAGAGTTCGTCGCCATGACCAGGAGCGGCTGCTTGCGGAATTTAAAGCCGCGTTCCAGCATTTCGATGACATCGCGGTTGGGATGTTCATGCACCTCGTCACAAAGCGCGCAGGATGGACGCGGACCCGATTGCGCCTTATCGGCCGAGATCGGCTTGAAGAACCGCTTGTCACCGCCCTTGCTGATATAGGTAAGCTGCCAGACCGGGTTTTCTCCAGAGGTCGAGATCCGCCGCATCAATTCCGGCGACTGGTCGCGCATGGCAACCGCATCACGAAACAGCACTTGCGCCTGGTCTTTCTTGGCGGCTGCCGCATAGATCTCGGCGCGGGGTTCGCCATCGGCCACCATCATGCAGATGCCGATGCCGGCCAGAAGCGGTGATTTGCCGTTGCCCTTGCCTTCCTCGTCATAGAAGCGACGGAACCGCCGCAAGCCGGTATCGGCCCATTTCCAGCCGAACAGCGAGCCGACCCGGAAGGCCTGGCTGGGATGCAGCCGAAACCGCCGCCCCTCGAACTGACCACCGTTCAGCCGCAGCTTCTCGCCAAACCACTTAATGCGCTTGTTCGAGGTGTCCAGATCCCAAACCAGGCCGCGCGTCGGGCCTTCGACCAGATCGCGCAGATGACGGCGGCAGGCATTGCGAACATGGGGACCGGCAACAATGTTGCCACGCGCCACATCCGCCGCCCATGCGGTCACCGGATCGTCGTCATAGCTGACATCCGGGATCTCGACATCAATCGAATCCATCATCGGTCGGGAACTCAAATCCAAGCTGGCCGGTTGCCTGCAGGCCGCGTTCGGCCGAGGGCGTCATGCCAAAATCACTCGCCAGCGCCCGAACCTGCCGCCATGTTTCGTTCAACTGGCTGACTTCCGGGCGGCTCTTCTGCTGCTTTCCGTTGCGGGTCTCGCTCTCGTAGGTCTCCCCGCCTTCCCGCACATCGAGCCGCAACCGCTCATGCCGGGCTATCGTCCAGCACAGCTGCTCGAACATGAAGACGTTGGCCTCGTTCAGCCGGTTCTTGCGGGGATCACACAGCGGCGGCGCGATCCGGTCCCAGATGGCGCGCACCTCAAACGGCAGATCGTCCGGCCTAAGCTCCCGCGCCTTGGCCGCCGCCCGCGCTTCGAAGTTCGCGCCTGGGCTATCTTCGGGTTTGAGTGGGACCACATTTTCGGAAGTGGGCTTGCGGCCTTTCATGAAACGGTCCTGATTGATTTGGAGGTCACTTCCAGCCGCCCAACAACCTGATGAGCTGCTTTATTTCCGCCTGCCCTTAAACACTAATTGACGTAGTCGTCCCTGACTTATACAGCGTTAAGGCATTGAACTTTGAAATAAAACTTTAAATATAAGTCGCTGTTACACTTCACAACCAACGCAATGGGATTGCAAAAATGTCGATCAGTTCCGAGCGTTTCGTTGAGGCGGCATTAGCTGCTTCTGACGACTGCATAAAAGTGATCGGTTTGGACGGTTCACTGCAGTATATGAGCGAAGGCGGAAAGCGCGTCATGGAGGTTGATGATTTTGAAGTGATCAAAGGTTGTCCATGGCCTGACTTTTGGCAGGATCAAGGTAACATTGATGCTCGTGCGGCTGTCGATGCAGCACTGCAGGGAAGGACGGTTCGCTTTACCGGTTTTGCCAACACCCTGAAGGGGTCACGCCGTTTCTGGGATGTGAAAGTTTCGCCAATACTTGCCGAAGACGGTTCCGTTGAAAGCATCTTATCGGTATCGAGAGACATCACGACCGTCAAGAATTTCGAAGACGAGCAAATCTTGTTGCGGGGTGAGCTCTCGCACCGCATGAAAAATCTTCTTGCCTTGGTGCAATCGATCGCGCGCCAAACACTTAGAGATGATGCCGAGATGGCAGTCGCAAAGCCTGCCTTCCTAGCAAGACTTGCCGCCCTCGGTCGCGCACACGATATTCTGATACAACCAAACCAGACCGCCACAACGCTAGAAGCAGTGGCGAAGACGGTCGTCGAAGACCAACTTATGGGCCGTATCTTTATTGATGGCCCGCTTATAACTCTTTCACCAAAGAGCGGATTGGCGATTGCCCTTGCGTTTCATGAGTTAACGACGAACGCAATCAAATATGGTGCTCTCTCCAACCAACATGGAACGGTTTCTATTACGTGGGAAGTGGCGAATAGCGACGAGGAAAGACTTAGCCTTCAATGGGTTGAACGCGGCGGGCCAATCGTAAAGCAACCCGAAAAAAAAGGCTTCGGCTCACGGATGATTGAACGGGCATTGGAAGCGTATGTGAGAGGTGAGGTTAGAGTGGACTATCTGCCCACGGGTGTGACTTTCAGCCTGAATGCCCCTCTTAGATTCCTGGCTGAGGGTTAATCGGCCGCTGTTTCGTAATGTGCTACTGCCCTCCTGTGGCTTTTTCCCTCCAATTTCCACTCGCTGCACACGAATGACTGACGCCGGTGCGGGGGCCGGATCGCTTTAAAGGCTGACCCACCCCCCTGGCCTGCCCCGACCGATGGTCGAGGGGGTCACGTCCGATTCGCCGGGTGCCTGGGGTCGGTGGGCCAGCCATCCGCGCCCATCGCCGTCGAGAAGCCGCGATGCTCTTCCCGTTGCTTGGTCGCGTCGTGGTGCTGCTTGCACAGGGTCTGGAAAGGACCGTTCCAGAACCTCTCGGCGTTGCCGCGATGACGTTCGATGTGATCGCAGATGAAACCTTTCTTCAGCTTCCCTTGCTGCCGGCACATTCGGCAATACGGTTCCCGCTTCAGCTGCAGCGACCGGATCGCTCGCCATCGCGCAGTGAAGTACCAAGAGCGCCAGCCCTTGGCCTCGTCTGATCTCTGATCTGTCGCCATATCCTAGAACGCAAAAAGGCGACCCATCGGCCGCCTCATCATCTGTCGTCTGGTCATAGCTTACGCACTGGCCCTGAATCGCATCGCCTATTGGCTTGGATCAGAGCGAGGCCGGGGGAGAACATCAATCCCTTGGGAGCATCATACGCCCCGGTCATCTCGTCGGGAAAGGCGCTGTTCGCCTCTCCACGTTTCAAGAGCTAACCTCAACCGGAAATGAAGTCAACACCCATTGTGATTTCGCTCATGCCACCAAACATCGGCACGTCAACGACCACCTGGCCGCGCTTCGACAGCACCTTGCGCACCGTTACCACGAAGTCGGCAAACGGACCTGAGCGGATCGTCACCTGCTTGCCCAGCACGTCGGGCATAACAGGAACGTCACCTGCATCCGTATGTTTTCGCTCTGCTTTCTTGGCTGCCAACATCAGCTGACGCATCAGTGTTTCCGGCATCAGATAGGGCTTGCCGTCCCTGCCCATCAGGCTCTGAAGCTTGGAAGCAAGCATCAATCCGACGAAGGCCTCATTGTCCGGAACGACCCGCACAAACAGGTATCCGCGAAACACCGCCCGCTGGATTTCCACAGCTTGCTTACCGCGCCGAGGTGGCAATTTCAGGCGCTCGCACGGGCACCAGCATTCGATTCCCTGCTGTTCGAGCGAATCGCGGATCGCCTGTTCCATGCCACTCCTGCAGCTCGCCACCACCCACTTGGCCAGCCCATCGAAGCCCGGCCGGTCGCGACGGGCCATGGCAACCTGCCGCTGCCGCTTGGCTTCCAGCGCGTTGACGTAAGCCAGCCGCGAAAGCCCCTCGTCCGACACACCATCCAGAAAATTACCGTTATGCTGCAACATGGATGCGTCCCTCGCTAAGGCTGTTTTTGAATTGCTCAAGTGCTGCCTCGACTGCTGCGTCGAGATCGGGCTGATCCGGGTCGATAGCCGGGAAATAGTTCCAGTCGCGCAAGCCATCGACAAACATCCAGCCGCGGCGCTCATGCAGCCGTCGCCAAGCGGCAAACAGGCTGCTGCCGCGCTCGACCTTCTCAAAACCGGACACCAGCGGCAGGAGATCGATCGAGGTCACGAACGGCTCGTTGCGGCTGGCGAAGTCGCGCATCTTGCTGACCAGCGGCCAACCATGATCACGGCGCTTTTCCCAGACCAGCGCTTCCCGGCTGATCGCGCCGGAGGCAATCCGCCGCTCATCGAATGTGGTCATGACGAACTGGCCGGTCGGCTCGGATAGCAGCGCCTCAAAACGCCTGCCCATCCAGAGTTTACCGCAGACCTTGGCAACGGCATGCGTTTGAGCAGCCTGGGAAACCTCAGGCATTTTCTCCCAAGCCCGGTCCCGGAGATAGACAGCTGCGAAGGTGAACGTGCCCTTGCCGATCCACTGGACGTAGGCCGGTGTTTTCTCGATGCAGGCCGCTCGCTGATCAGCCGTCAGGGCGAACCAGGCCTTCCTCGCAGCCGTGTCGCTGCTCTTGTCGTAGTTCGGCCACGACGGATACCAGCGCTTGAAGGCGAGATCGATCTTTCGCAATTCCTCTCTCGAAAAATCCCCCCGCCCCGCGCCTGCGGTGGGAGAGTTGTTTGGAGAGTTAGCTGGAAGAATCTTATCTTGGTGGAGCTGCTCCACCACCTTTGTGGAACCATTTCCACCACCTTCGGGCGCCATTTCCACCACCTTTTCAGCGCAAGGCGGTGGAACTGCTCCACCACCTTCGGCCAAAATCTCGCCCTCACAAGGTGGTGTATCTCCTCCACCACCTTGCGAATTTGCGACAGAAGCGGCGGCGGCAGTGCCCGTCAGATCGCGGCCGGGCCAGCGTGCGATATACTCGTTGCGCTTCCATTTTTGCCCTCGAAACCCGTGCTGTGTCACCTCTATCCAACCCGCCTGTTCGGCAACGTCGAGATGCTTCAGGATTGTTTTCTTATCCAGGCCGGATAGCTCCACCAGTTCGGAAACAGGCGGATAGCAAGAGCCGCCCGTGGCATCCATCTTCAGGCCGAGCGTATGCAGCACCAGCCGCGTGATCGGCGGCAGGCCGGATTTGGCAACGGCATGGCGCCAGGACCATGCCCGCGACGTTGCTCCATGATCAGGCTCCATCATGCCGCACCGTCATTGCGCGCCACGTCGAGCATCGCTGCCCTGGCCGCCCCTACAGTCAGCAGCACACCATCGCGCCAGCAGCCCTGCCCGCTGCGCGTGGAATTGATCGCCGCAAACTCGACATCGAGATAACTGACGCCGGCCAAAAAACCGGCGGTGCGCAATACCAGGCGAATTTCGGCCTGGTCGCGGTAAATCACGCCCATCGGCACCCGCAACAGCCACTCAGCCCGCTCCGCGTCCGTCTGGCAGTCTTCAAGCTGCTCTACGATTGGAAGTAGCCCGCTCATGCTTCACCCCCGCCGCGCAGCCACGCCTCGTACTCGCCAAACAGCGAGAGCCAGGCCGCTCTGACACGGTCATCCTCATTGATCTGTTTTTTGCTGGTAATGCCAAGGCGGCCCTTCAAAGCCGCGTCAGCGCTATCTTTATCGTCAACCGCGCCGCCGCCGGTCTCGCTCAAAAACCGGTGAAAGGCCGCGTGCGACAGCAGAATGGAGGCTTGCGCCGAGTGGTTCGGCATCTTGCGGGCCGGTGCCTGGCTTTGCACAGCCAGCTCGTCACGCAGATCGCGCACCGCGACAGCCGCACGGTCGAACAATTGCAGAAACATCCTGATATGATCGAGCGCGCCACACAGCAGATCCCGCTCATCATGCAGGGCATTGCCATGGATGGTGGCGATATGCGCAAGCTCACCATCCCGCCGCTGGACGATCAGACGCAGACCGTCCCGCGTCGCTTCCAGCGTCCAGTCATCCCGGCACAGCCGCTCGGCCGATCCGCGAAGCCGGTTCACGGCAGCCGCTTCTCTCTGCCGTCTTTGCAAGGTATCGGCCGTCATGCCTCACCCCCTTCCAGGACCTGCGAGGTCAGCGAGGCCTCAAAGCCCCAAAAGTCCCAGTTGCCGGCCAGGCGCACGTCGCCAGCGCACAGGCTTTCCTTGCGCTGGAACAGCTCCAGTTTGGGCAGTTGCGGCCAAAGCCGGTCGATCTGCTCGGCAAACCACACAGGCTTGCGGCTATGTTCGGTCTTTGCCTCGGCATAGAGGCTCTCGGGTTGGGTGCCGGGCAAGGGCGCCAGCGATATCTTGCCGCGCTTGCCGATCAGCAGCAGTTCATGGCGGTCACGCACCCAGCGGCCCATGCCGATATGCACCTTGTCCCAGGCCATGCAGGTAACATACTCAAAGCCCCAGGCGCGCAGCACGTCGATCCCATCGGGCAACCGATTGGCAGTGACCCAGAGGAAAAGCAGCGCATCAGGAGTAAAGGGCGATTTCTCGCCGGTGCAAAGGGCCTTGATCTCGTCCACCGGCATGGCGGGATATTTCAGGCCCTTGTCCTGGCCAGTTTCCTCGCTCCAGGCCTCTTGCTGCCAGGGCGGATCAGCATAGCCGATGGCATAAACGCCGCACGGCCCCTCGCCGCTCTTGCGCCGGCCATGCTCGGCAATGGCGCTCACCAGATGCAGCCGCATGTCACGGCTGTGTTTCTGGTTGGTGGTCCGGATCGCCTTTGACTCGGCCGCAATTGCCTTATCCGCCGCGATCAGATCGCGCGCAAAGCGCTCTTGCGCCTCCGCCGTTTCCAGCCGCTTCAACTGGTCAAGGGTCACGCCCTTGTCGTGCCGGGTGCCGCGCAACATCTGCAATGCCGTGCGGGAAATCTTCTCGCCGCGCTCGACATCGCGCTGAATAGTCCGTTCTTTCTGCCCTGTCGCCTCGGCTGTGGCCGCCGTGAAGCGCTTGGCCTCAGTAGCTTCGCCAATTTGGCGAAGCTTCGTTCGGCCATTGCCAACAGCACCATTTGCCGTATCGGGAAACTTGACCAGATAGATTTCCTTGCGGCGATGCAGAAACAGCGCCCGGTCGGATGGCGTGAGGTCGGCGCGGATGAGATTTTCGTCAATCTCGCAGAGCTGCCGGTCGAGATCGTTGCCACGCTTGTGAAAGCACAGGATGAAATCCCAACCGAGCCGCTTGCAGGCCTCCAGGCGGTGACCGCCCGCGCCGAGATCCACTTGCGCATCGCCAACACCGCCGTAGACAGTGATCGGCGTTTCCAGGCCGTAGTCGCGGATGTTGTCCATCAGCGCCAGGACGGTCTTTTCATCGAGATTGCGCAGCCGGTTCTCGGCGCGGATGCTGTCGATCCGCCGTTCCGTCGCCACTTTGGTTTTCGGCTGGATGGCGGGCGCGACCTCAGCCAACCCCAGCACGGCCAGCATTTCGCGCGCGCGCTCGGTCGGATACCAGCGATTGCCGTCTTTCTGGTCGCGGATCAGATAGCCACGATCCTCGGACGCCACCCTGTTCGCGGCGATCACTTGCGACGTTTCACTGGTATAGACTTCACCATCGCGGATTGCCGTGAGAATAAGGGAAAGCCCGGCAGAACCGGGCTTGGGAAACTTGATCGGCGCATAATTGGCCATCAATGCGCCCCTCCAGTATTTCCACCGATCCGAAGGCAACGCCGGACAACTTTAATATGATGAAAACAAGCGCGTAATTTCATACGGCAATACCTTTCCCGCGCCGGGAAATGTCCGGCGTTTTTCCCCGTGATGGGAATGGATTGAAAATGTGAGGAATGGGCCGTTAGCTGTTCAGGGAGGCCCGCATGCGTACGGTGGCGACTTGCCCTCTATCATCGCGCCGAGTTCAGGAAGCGGGCCATAAATATCAGGCCGCAGCTCATGCCGGCTTATTCGAGTCATTTTCTCCACCAACAGGACACGTGTTGCCGGAACTCGCCGCCATTGAGAAACCGCCTGAGGACTAATGTCTCCCAACGACTGTGCAAGAAGTGTCGGACCACCACCCGCCGCTATAGCTCTTCTACAAACTTCTTCCATTTTTCGATGGAAAGCATATCTTTCATAAAAGTGCAAGCATTTCTTTCGATGAAAGTTTCCCTTTCATGAGGCATATTCGAAGCATGATGATGATCTCACGAAAAGTCGACGAAGAACGTGGCCAACGCATCAAAGATGTGCGAACCAATGTCCTAAAACTTCGCTCACAGGAAGAGTTCGCGCAGCTTCTCAGTAAGCATGGGCGCCCGGTGACGCGTGGCGCGGTTGGCAATTGGGAGCGTGGCGCGGAGGTCGGAATCGAAAGCCTCAAGGCAATCTGTCAAATCGCAAACGTGGATCTGGACTGGCTAGCATTTAACCGTGCGCCCAAAGCAGGAAGCCTAATTTCCTCATTTGATCCAGACCAACAACACGAACCAATCGATTGCGATGCGGAAAGCTACGCCCGCGAAAGCTGGACCCCTCAAGTTGACGGCGCAATACCAGAGCTGGATGTGCGTCTCGGCGCGGGCAACGGAACCATCGGAGAACTAATCAGCGTGCCCTTCGCAAATGGTACCATTTCTGCTCACAGAATCATCGCGGAGTGGCTGCTACCCGAAGACTACCTGCGGCACGAGGCGAAAGCGTCCCCCTCTCACACGGTCATATTCGAGATTATTGGGGATAGCATGCAGCCGTCCTTTCACCCTGGCGACCGAGTGCTCATAGACCTTTCGCAAAACCAATTCTCGGTTGATGCCGTATATGCAATCAGCGACGGTTTTGCAGAGCCACAGATTAAGAGATTGCAGCGAGTGCCGTTCTCCAACCCCACGGAGGTCAGAATTATTTCTGACAACCCTGCGCTTGAGACCTTTACGGTGGAACTGAATCGCCTAACAGTCATCGGTCGGGTGTGCGGGCACATCTCGCGAAAATAGCTCAGCCGGTGATATCCGTCTAACATAATGGCCCCGAAACGGGGCCTTTTTTGTGCCCTCACGGCCGGCCAAAAAGACGGCGTTTGTCACGGCTCGATCTCCACTCGCACCATTATGAAAGCACTGCTTTCATATCGCTTGCGCAAGATCGAAAGTTATGCTTTCATCTGATTGGGAATTAGCTTTCTCCCCATTTGATTCCAAACATCCAACAGACAACGCGGTTCGGCAGAACCGTGATCGACAATCCGCGCCTAATCGCCGGTGGAAAGGAAAACGCATGAGCAAAAGGCAACCAGGCCGAACTGACATAGCCGGCAGTGGCTCGAGACGCCGCAAGCTGAATCATCCCCCCCTCCCCAGTCGAGGCACCGCCAAGACTATCCCGCGTTTTCAAATGCGAACCAAGCAAGGCGCCTTGATAACCGTGCCGCATGTTACTGCGCATGTGGAAATGATCGCTCAGGAGCAAAAACGTCGCAGAATACTGGATTGCAAACATACCGGGCCACAAAGACGGGAGAAATAAAATGCGGAACGCTGCAAAGACCGGAGGGGCATCCCCCACCAGAAAGCGTGCCAGCGAACATGCCATGGCCGCCGCCCTAAAAGCCGCCAGACGCGCCGGTCTCATGGTAGATCGCCTGCTTATTCAGGATGGCACGGTTGAGATACGATTTGCCGGCAGCGTTGAAAGTGATGCCGAGCCTACCTCTCTTGACCTCAAGGAATGGTGAGCCGCCATGAAAGTCAGCTATCCCGGCCTGATCAAGGAAGAACTGCCTTCAGGCACGGTCCGTTACCGCGTCAGGGTCATTGGCAACCCCAAACAGCGCATTCGCATCTTCTGCCTGCCGGGCGACGAAGATTTCAGCCGCCAATACACCCTTGCCCGCTATGGAGAGCAGCCGGCGCCTTTGAAGAAGGCATCAGAGGTGGTCAAACCCCGATCCATTGGCTGGCTGGTGCATAGTTATTTTGAATACATGGAGCAAAGAGTGAAAGCTCGGCTCACCAGTGCCAAGACGTTAAAAAAGAAACGCAACCTGCTGGCCCGCCTTATCGAGGATCCAGACAGAGTAATGCTTATCCCGCAAACAAAGCTGATCGAAATGCAGGATAAAATGGCCGCCACCCCTGCCCAGGCGGATGCCCTTATAGAAGCTATCAGCGTCATGTACGAATGGGCAATCAAACGCGGCCATCTCAAAGCCAATCCAGCCAAGGAAATTGACCGGATCTACAAAAAGGGCGACGGCGCAACGCCTTGGAAATCGGCAGATGTGAAACGCTTTTTTGCCCAGCATAGGCCGGGCTCGAAACCCTTTATTGCCATGTCCATCCTGCTCTGGACAGGATGCCGCATTGAAGACCTGACATTCCTCGGTCCAAGGCACGAGTGCACTCTTGACGGGTTGGAGGCGCTGCGGTGGATGCCCGCTAAGAAGGGATCTTCCGAAGTGACCATACCCTTGCTCAAGCCGTTGAAAGCGGCGATCCATAGCCAGGGCACAATAGCTGAAACCTACCTCGTCGCACGTGGCAACAGGCCCTTTGCCAGCGGTGATTCCATGTCTGCTATGTTCAAGAGGTGGTGCATTGACGCCGGCCTGGACCACCTCTCGGCCCATGGGGTGCGCAAGGGTCTTGCCGAATTATTGGCAGAGCAAGGCTGCAGCCAATATGAAATTATGGCAATTCTGGGCCACTCGGAGGCAAAAACAAGCGAAGTTTATACACGCCGCGTAGAACGCTGGAAGCTTGCTCAGCAGGCAATGGACCGACTCGATATGTCAAAGGCTTGGCAGTGAGCAGACGCAATATTTCTATTAAGAGCCTTGTAGTGCGAGCCGACGCACCACGCGTTCGAGCACCAAGCCGAAGCATACGCTGCCTATCGAAAATCCGATGAAATATTCCTTGTCTAGATATTGAGTCGGATATCCTAGATAATATGCAGACCTCACCCACTCGACCGCCTGAAAAACAGGGTTCCACGAACAGGCATACAAAGCCTGCTCTGGAAATGTATGCAGGTAGATGGGCGCGCCTGAAGAAAGATAAAATATCACCATCGACAACCCGTAAGCCATCGGGAAAATAGGGGCGACTGCAGATATTACGCTAGCCGTGATTCCAAATCCAATCGACAAAATAACCGTAAAGAAAAACGCGACTAAAGCTTCGGAAGGATCGACCGGTACGGGATTGGAACCCATCGCGAGGAGATAAAAGCAGATAATTATAAACGCAATAACTATTCCAATAAATTCCAAAAATGCACGCGCTAATACAATATCAAGCAACTGCACTACGGGAAACATCATCATCGATTTATTTGCCAACAGTGATATCGACATAAATCTCGAGACATACATGAACGTCATAACAGGCAAGAGGCCTGTAGCAAAGAACTGCTGAAGATCGTCACCAAATTCCGAGTTTTTCCCCGTTACGCGATAAATAAGAAGAAGCAAAAGAATATGCGCCACTGGAAACAGCGGAACTATCAAAAAGCCCAGCCCGTGATTGAAATAACGGCTTCGGATGTCGCGCAAGATAACCGCGTGCATCACGTTCAATTTTTGCTGCAAAGCGTAGCTTACGCTACTCTGTAATTCGGTGCTCTTCCCGTTTACGGCGCGATCGTTAACATTTGTCAC